TTAGTGCGAGCCTTAAATTTGAATATCATTTCATTACCTGCATATAAAAGATTGAAAGCTGAAGCTGATTTTGATTTCAAAAAATCTCTTAAAAAAGAAGCCGAAAAGAAAGCAAAACAAAAGGCTAAAGAAAATTCAGGGGGGCTTAACTACTTTTTGTTACAATTAAATAGAAACAGTAGGTTGTTTACTCAAACAGTACTTGACTTTTTCAGAGGTGGATTGATAAAACCTACGCTTGCTAGTAATCTATTAAATGTTCAAACTAATAAATTTCCAAAACTAGAAGCACAATTGGAACATTTTCGCTAAAACTTACAAGGAACTATTTAAGTGCGTTGGAGGAAATTTTAACGGGTAGTGGTGTGTACTGATTTTTAACCGATTAAACGAAATGAGATGGATTTAGAACAAGCATTAGAAATAGCAGAAAAGGTGAAGGCACTCCTTGCCCCTCATTGTGAACGGATAGAGATAGCTGGGAGCATTCGGCGAAAAAAATTGCACGTAAATGACATTGAAATAGTTGCAATCCCTAAACCCTTTCAAATAGGTCTATTTGAAAGTGGAATAGCGACGGTGGTAAATAAATGGGACAAAATAAAAGGTGAACTGCCCTGTAAATACACACAACGAATGTTACCCGATGGAATAAAGCTCGATTTGTTTTTTGCAGAGCCTAAGAATTGGGGGTTGATTTATGCCATAAGAACTGGAAGTGCTCAGTATTCGCATGAGATTTTAGCAAAAGGCTGGGTAAAAAACGGCTATAGAAGCAAAAATGGGTATCTTTTTGCTAATGAAAAGAAAATAGCTGTAAGAGAGGAGGAGGATTTATTTAAACGAATAGGAATTCCGTTTAAAGAGCCTGAACTTCGCAGTTTTTAAAAATTTTAAATAAACGTAGGAGTATAAAAAAGATAAGAGGATTATTTACGATGATAAAAATCACCACATTGTACAAAAAAGACCCTAACAATTTAGGGCGAGTTATTAATCAAATTGATCCAGACAATTTATGGGCTGTTAAGAATGGAGTTCCTACTCGTAAATTTGACGGCACAAGCTGTGCTATTATTAAAGGCGAACTCTATAAAAGATTTGATTTAAAAAAGGGTAGGACATTACCGCCTAATGCAATACCGTGCCAAGAGCCTGATAGCAAGAGTGGGCATTATCCCCATTGGGTTAAATGTGATCGTGAAGATAAGAGCAACAAATGGCACTTTGTAGCTTTTGATGCCTTAGAAAATAAAAAAGATGGTACTTATGAGCTTTGTGGGGAAAAAATACAAAGGAATCCAGAAAAGATACAAGGACACAAATTAATCATACACGGTAGCGTAGTGCTAAATTTGGAACATTTTTCTTTTGAATATTTAAAAGACTATTTAACAAAGCATGACATTGAAGGCATTGTATTTCATCACAAAAACAAAGAAGATGGAAGAATGTGTAAGATTCGAAAGTCAGATTTTGGAATACGCAGATGAAATTACTACTAATAAAAAATGGGCTGTTAACTCAGCGAGTTTCGTTTAATTAAAAAAAACATTGTGAAAAATAAATGCTTTAATAAAATCTCACCAGAAATGACACCCGTTTATGGAGCTGTGATTTTAGCTGTATTATATTTATTTATTGAATTTATTTTACTCATCATATAGATGACTCAAACTTGAATTAATCAATTACAATTTTGGCATATTTATTTTATTTTTTATCGAAAACAAAAACTGCTACAATTAAATTATGTTCTTTTTTTTTTCCATCAACAAAACAGGACGTTGATTTATTACTTTTTGTTATAAAATTAATAATAAAAACTTTTTTTCTGTTGCTGATTTTTTTGATTTCATATTTAATGTTTTATTTTATTTTATATTTATTTATTCAATTTATTTTACTCGTCATATAAATTATATATAAAATATAAGTCATTAATATTATTGAAAAAAAACGGGTTCAAAAATTTGAACTTGTTTTATACGTTTGTTTTTATAACCTTTGTATAAAAACAAAGATTTATGCCTTCTGTTTTTTCTTTATTTGAAAAGAGAGCAAATTTAGAAAATCCTTCTACTAGCTTAGCTAACCCAGCAGCTTGGGCGGTAGAGCTATTTTCTTCAAAATCCGATTCGGGCGTTTCGGTTAGCGAAAAAACGTCGTTAATGCATTCGGCTGTATGGAACGCCGTGCAAATAATAGCCACGACCTGCGCCTCATTAAGCATTGACATTTTTGAAGTAAATTCTGACGGCAATAAAATTTCTAAAAAAACGCTCCCTGCCTACCGATTGCTAAACAGATCCACAAGATTTGAAGGGGGCATAAGCTCGTTTATTCACCGCCAAACAGCATTAACATGGGCGCTGTTGTGGGGCAATTATCTTGCAGAAATAGAACGAGATTTAAGAGGCGCGCCCATTGCTTTAAAGATACTGGACGCCTCACAATACAAGGGCGAGACTAAAGCGGGCAAAAAAATTATATATGATTTACGTACTAGTAAGCCTATCAATTTAGCAAATGTGCTACATGTGCCAAATATAACCCTTGATGGCGTTTGGGGGATTTCTACCATTGCAAACGCAAAAAACAGTATAGGTTTAGGGCTTGCTACTGAGAAATTTGGCAACAAATTTTTTGCAAACGGAGCGCATTTAGGCGCCTACATTGAATATCCAGGGATGTTTTCTAGTGCTACAAAAAAAGAAGAGTTTCAACAAAAATTTAATGAGAAGTATGGCGGATTGAATAAAGACATGACGAGGGGGACTGTAGTACTAGATCAAGGCATGAAGCTTCATCAATTAGGAATTCCTCCAGAAGATGCTCAATTTTTGCAAACACGTAAAGAAACGGTGGCCGATATAGCCCGTTGGTTCAATATGCCTCTCCATAAATTAAAAAATTTAGATCGATCTACGAACAACAACATAGAGCATCAAGGCATTGAATTTGTTACGGATACAATAAATCCATGGAACATTAAATTCGAGCAAGAATACGAAGATAAGCTTTTAACTGAAGATCAAAAAAGAAGTGGGCGATTTCAAATCCGCCACAATACCGCTGGGCTTTTGCGTGGCGATATTAAAACACAAACGGAGCATATACGTGCGATGATTGAGAAGGGAGTGTACTCCCCAAACATGGCTTTACGCTTTTTGGGGCAAAATACGATCCCAGATGGAGACAGGCATTTTATACAACAGCAATTAATGCCTTTGGATAAAGTAGATGAAGTGTTAGCTAATCAAGGAAGCAATTTTAATAAAGAAACACAAAGTAAAGATGGAGAGACGTAATTTTTTAAACAACGAAATTAGAATGTACAAAGATGAAGATTCTGACAAAGAATACATTGAAGGGCATGCCGCAGTTTTTGGCGTTGAAAGTAGAGATTTAGGAGGCTTTGTAGAAATTATAGAGCAAGGGGCGTTTGATGATGTAATGGAAGATGATGTACGTGCTTTATTTAACCATGATTTTAATTTTGTTTTGGCGCGAACAAAATCAAAGACCTTAAAAATTAAGCAAACAAAAAAAGGCTTGAAGTACAGATTCGAAGTGCCGAATACTACTTTTGGCAAGGATTTGCAAGAACTTGTACGGCGTGGAGACATTGACGAGAGTTCGTTTGGATTTACCATTAAAGACAAGGGCGATGAATGGAGTAGAGATAGTGAAGGCAAAGTGGTTCGAACGATAAAGCGGGGAGGGATTGGCGCATTGTTTGACATCTCTCCCGTAACTATCGCAGCCTATCCATCTACAGATGTGGCAACAAGAAGTTATACAAATTTTTTAAACGCCGAAAAAGAATCTCAGCAAGAGAAAAAAAAAGAAAACATTGATTATTACAAAAATAGATTAACAATAAAACAAAGAGAGAGCCAATTATGAGCAATTATTTTGAGGAAAAAAACCTCATAGAACAAAGGGCTGGCGTTCATATCAAAATGAAAGAGCTAGTTTCTAAAGCGACCGATGAAAAGCGTGGTTTAACCGAAGACGAGCAGACCCAATTTGACTCTTGGGACAGCAAATTTGAAGGATTATCTGCGAAGATTGAACAAGTTCGTAAACTAAATAAGCGAGAAGAACAGCTATCTGATCTTAAAGATAAAGCAAAAGAAGATCGCAACATAAGCCCGAACGAGCTTGAGGATAATGTAAATTCCTATACAGATGCCTTTAAAAAGCACGTTCGAGGATTTTCTTTAAATGAAGAAGAAATAAGATTGCTTCAAGAACAAAGGGCGCAATCAACAACTAGCACCGCAGGGGGTTATACGATTCCCGAAGGCTTTGTGAATAATTTGGAGCAAGCTAGACTTTCTTTTGGTGGAATTTTAGAAGCGGCGGATACGATTTATACTGCAACTGGTAATACTTTACCATTTCCAACGACCAACGATACCGCAAACACAGGGGCTTTGCTTGCAGAAAATACACAAGATTCTGAACAAGATATAACCTTTGGAGTGGTGGAGCTTGGGGCTTATAAATATACCTCTAAGATTGTACGAATTTCTAAAGAGTTAGTGCAAGATTCGGCGTTTAACATGGATGCTTTGATTTCTGAAAATATTTTTAAAGAACGCCTTTACAGAATTTTAAATACGCACTTTACCACAGGCGATGGTAGTTCAAAGCCTAAAGGCGTGGTGACTGCAACTACTAATTCATATACAGCGCCATCTGCTTCAGCAATTACAAACAAGGATTTGACTGAATTAGAACATAAAGTTGATCCAGCTTATAGAGTGCGTGGTAATGCTAAATGTGGCTATATGTTTTCCGACGTAACATTTAAAGAGCTTAAATCTTTAACGGTTGGGACATCTGATTCGCGTCCAATCTGGCAACCTTCTTATGCTGTTGGGGCACCCGATACTATAAATGGTTGGAGATATTGGATTAACCAAGATTTGGATGACGTAAACACTTCGGGCAACAAATCTATATTATTTGGCGACTTTAGTAAATATAAAATTCGTATAGTACGTGATTATACGCTTGTACGTTTGCAAGAGCGCTATGCAGACTTCCATCAGGTTGGGTATATAGGATTTATGAGAGCCGATGGCGATTTAATAAATGCTGGAACACACCCTATAGCTTATTTAACACAATGATATTATTATGTTTATAAAGTTATTAAAAGATATAGACGGGTTTAAAGCAGGGGTACACGATATCCCTGCACAAACCGCTCGTCGATATTTACAGCAAGGAGTGGCTGTAAAGCCACAGGAAGCGGCAAAAAAACAAGCCGAAACTAGAGAGACCCGAGGGGCTAAACAGCAAAAAAACAAAGATGTATCAAAACGAAGCGCAACTACTAAAAGCGCCAACTAAAGAGCCGATTCATCTAGAGGAAGCTAAATTACACAGGCGTGTAGACTCATCTGATGAGGATGAGTTTATAAAAGCGTGTATTACGGCAGCAAGATTCCATGCCGAAGCCATTACGTGGAGGAAGTACGTGCTTTCGACTTATGTACAACA